AGACTAGCTTCTCTTTTGTTGAAGTCTAGCCTAAGCAGTTTCATGGCCTGATGAGGTACCGAAACCCAAATAGGGGTCGCCATGTGGTATAATGTATTTATTTGGAGGATGCTGCTTGTCATCCTTGTTTTGTTCACTAGTTTCGCATCCCTTTTACTTTTGTGGGGAGGCTTTGGAATATTGCTGGCTTTGCCAGCTTTCTTTGTTGGGTTTTGTGGCCCAGTTGGTTGTGCCTTGATCATGCTGTTGGGCCCTTTGTCTGGCTATGTCTTTGTTTCTATATTTCGAGACAGCCTCGCCCGTGAATTGGCAATTATCAATTCAGTGGGTGAGGAAGCCGCCTTATGGGTCTCTTCAGATGTTAGCACCCTTTCATCTCACCCGCTTAAGCTTGTGATGAGAGAAATCATTTGGATGGGCCATGATGAATCTGGGGTTTGGCTCCAAGCATGGGCCCATACCTTGAAACTGCCGGTGGAGCTGCAGGACATGGTCGGGCGAGGTGCTGCTCAATTTGGTTCCATTTTGTGGTCGAGACTCGTAGTCTGGCTTCATGCTGGTATGACGGAATGGCCATCTGCTGTCTTTTCCTGTTTTGCCATCTGGCGAATTGCCAGGCACGCAAAGAATCTGGGGGTCTGGTGGTATACGAAGTTTTGGTGGCGTCTCATGGCGGTTCTAATTTTCCTCTATCACCTTCCCCCGGATGTCATGGTCCCTTTGTTGGCCAAATCATGTTATTGGGTCCTGCGGGAGGTGGTCGCCATAACCCGCCAGCGGAAAGAAGCCTGGGAGTGGCTTCAGGTGTTTTACGTTTCCATCCTTGTCAAATTTATTGCATGGGCCGAGTCTGTCAATAGTGAGTTTGAGAAGCACCACTCCCTGGCTATTGCTAGGGGTTCGTCCCGGCTCACACAGCATTTTAAATCAATGGTGATGACAGCTTCCATTGTGGTGTCTGACTTGGCATTGCCGTCCTATGTCAGGACCAAAGGGCCCCTCAGACCTGATCGTGAGACTCTGGAAGCTTCGTTGTCACTCATGAAAGACCTTGGTTGGCCAATAAATGTGGAAGTCACGAGCCCCGATTTGAACGCTTCCCAATCATTTAGGGAATGGGTGCTTTGTGGGTCGGACTTTAAACAGGGAATTCACAATCTCAAGATGCAAATTGATGAGGATCTCGAATCCTTGCGTATTGCTGGCATCCGGTACAGGAGGTCTGAGGAGTACGCCTCTGTTGAGAACGAATTGGAAGCTACCTCGCGCTATTTTCGTTCTCCGAAGTATGATTATCCCGACCTGGACTTGGATGATGTCTGGTTTGTTTTGGGGGACATCTTCCGACATTCACGGTTGACATCCTTCAATTACATTATCCGGATGTGGGAGAAAAAGTACGCGCTGGGTGCTTTTATGAGAGACCCTTTTAGGTTGCGTAGCAAGTACAAGCGCTCCAAGTTCATCCATGACTTGGGAGGCTATGGCCCTTTCAAGGCACTCTGGGCTCGGACTTTTTGGGCCGCGGCACAGATTTTGCCGGTTTCAGCCGTGTCTGTGAAAGGTGAGGCCTTGCCTGAGAAGAAGTGGGCCAATAACATGGTTCGTTCTATCATTGGTTCACCCATCACTCAGTACATCCTTTCAACCATTTGGAATTACGGCCCCAATCATAGATTTTCATGGGTGTCAACACCCATTAAGATTGGCATGCCTCTCAATGGTTACTGGATGTCGACTATCTGGCAGCGTCACTCCCGCTGCCAGATTCACGTGGAGGGTGATTTTACTGCTTTCGATAGCACTATTAGTGGTAAAGTGGTTGATGTTATTAAGGCCATTCGGAAGCATGGTTTTGAACATCACAAGGACAGGGACCGAATTGCTGACCTGATCGATATTAATTACGAACAGGTTGTGCACCAGTTGTTGAACACCACCTCCACTGGAAATGTTTATAAAAAGGGAACTGGGTTGACAACTGGCCATTCCTCGACTAGCATGGACAACTCCGTAGGCTTGGTGGTTCTCTACCTGATGGCCTGGAAAGACTTGACCGGTCTATCATCGCGAGAGTTCATGTATTATAATGAACTATCATGTTTCGGTGATGACCATGTGCTGTCAATTTTGGCTGCCAAGCCAGCTGTGTGGACACCGAAGAACATTCGGTCCACTATGGCTAAATGGGGACTCACTAACAATTTGGAAGTCAAGCAGTCATTAAATGAGGTTTCTTTCCTTTCTAAGTGGGGCAGACGTGCAACACCTGCTGAGAGGGCAGAGCTCAAGAAATTTGGACTTGATGTCCCCTTCATTGTGTGGCATGACAAAAAGAAATTGGTTGGCAAGTTGACCGCACCAGTCAAAAGTGTTTCAGCCACATATAAGGCCAAGCGTTTGCTAAGCTACCTAACGTTAACTGCACATCATCCAGATCTGTATGACGGCATATGTAAGGTCTTGGTAAAGTCACCTGCCATCATGACTCACATTCGCCACAACAAGTGGCGCATCCCGTCCTATCAGACTGTGATGCGCAACTGGTACAACCCATCTCCTCCGCCCGGCCAAGCTGACAAATTGGCCCTGGAGGACCAAGCAGAGTTCGAAAATGTTGGGCAAATTGTGGAATATGGGGAAGTCAGTGCCTTAGATGCTTTTGTTGGAGCTTTGTCCATGGCCCCAGACTTGTTGTCTCCTTTGCTGTTTAACTATGGGTACATGCGAGCCTTGCAGACGTTCCTTCGGTCCCGGCTGGCCTGGATACCTGACTTGCTTTGCCTCAACAACCCTATTTTGAGCGCAGGCATGTTAGAGAATGTTTGTTCAAGAACACCCTACAGGTTCCTTGAAACCTCCCTCTTCGTTCCAGGACTCAGCGGTGTCAATGAAAGCACTTTGCTTTTACGACATTGGATCTTTTGCTGGTATTGCTCTAGAAGGCCCAAGCAGAGGTTTGGCGCATGGACAAACATGATTGTTGCCAAATTTTCAAATTTACAGTTTTTGTTGAACGGCAGAGTCATGCTGGAATCTCGCCAGAACGAGCTTGCGCTTGACTTGTTAGTTGTTTGCGCTTTGTTGAGCTTGGTGAGTGTTCCAGATTGGATGTCACCCCTAGGCAAGGTGACTCTGCCTGACGTGCAACTCATTCTGGATTCTGTCATCCACTTCGTCACTGTGCTTATATGGCAAGGTGTCCCCCCCAATTTCAGGGAAACCACACCCACTCTGCGAACTTTTGACAGGGCGGGTGGGCCTATTGGTGTCCAAGCGCCCACAGGAACTGGCAAGTCCACAGGGTTTATCCAGCACCTTGCAATGGTTGCTGGGCATAGATTCCGTAAGATAGTGGTGGTTGAGCCTCGCAGTATTCTAGTCCACGGGCTTGTCCAATTCATGTCTGATAATTACGGGCTGGACGTGTCTGGTGCTACTTCTGGACTGAAATTGGACACGTCAAAAAGGGTCTTGTATGTGACCCCGCAAGCCCTTATGGGCCACCTCGAACTTCTGAATCCTGAGAATCTGATTGTGCTTGACGAGGCCCATTTGAGTGAAGCCTTTTATGATGCTCTCCGGATCATCATTCGCAAGGCCAAGCTTCCGTCATTATGGGTCTCTGCCACACTTCCAGAGCATTTGAGGGTTCAGTGCCAACTTGTGCTGGATATACCCATTGCCAATCTGTGGACAGTGGGTGAGCAAGTGGTGGACTTTGACGTGGATGGCGTTTCAGCCGTGTTAGCACATTATCAAGATTACTGCCTGAATGTTGCCAACACGTTAACTCCGTCTCAGAAGGGTCTGTTCTTTGTTCCTACAGTGAAAATGGCAGAGTATCTTGCTGAAAACTGTAGGCACAGCAGCTATGCCTTGCATTCTCATTCGAAGTTGAATGCTCGGTGGGAATCACGAGCCATTTTTGCCACACCTGTGGCAGATGTTGGACTTACCATTCCTGATGTTACCCTTGTTGTGACGCCAAATTTCACTACTTTGAGCGGCAATAAGCTTGTCACCTTGGATTTGCACACGCGGGCCCAACGTAAAGGCAGGACTGGCAGAACTTCAAATGGAACATTCCGGCTCGTAAAGTACAAGGGCCCTTTTGAAGACTTGAGTGTCAAGTCGGCATCATCCCCTGGAAGCATACGTGAACTGCTGCTTTCAGGGATGCCGGTTGCTTTGGCTAGCGTGTTAGGCCAAGAGAATGTAATCCGCGCCTTTGGCGTGGAGCCTCCTGATGAGGCCGGGGAAATTGGGGATGTCCTCAATGATCTAGAGGTCTTCCTTGCCAACATGCGTCCGGTCCTTTTAGGCGCACAGGCGGCGCGCGAAACTGGTGACCCTGCTTTTGGTCCTCCCCAGGTTTTGCACCCTACCGGAACGGGCATCAGTAGTTCTTACCCCCAGCCTGAATCCGGGATCGATGAAAAGATCCTAGAGATGGCAGGAAACCTTTTGTCTGCCAAGGCAGGGCATGGGTCTGAGGTCAATGACAACTTGCTCAGGCAGTTGGACGTTATGGCCGGCCCTGTGATCAGAGTTGGCAATCTTGTCAGGGCATTGTTGGCCGGAGAGAGAACCGACACACTGAACCCCAAGAATGCCATTCCGACAGGTAGTCTAGAAGATGTGTATGCTCTTAAAGGCATATACGACATTCTAGTGCACCTTGACGAATAAAACGTTTTCCCCTGATGAGATATCGAAACTGGCCACCAGTCGGGAATAGATTATGTCAACCCATTCTGAAAATGAACCATCGGCAACGGAAACGATTGCCCGGCAAATTGAACACATAAAATCAAAGCCAGTATCCCTTGGTGGTGCTGGTGGTTATTTCGTTACCAAGTCAAAGTTGGACCACATTGAGCAGAAATTGCTTTCTGCCCTCGAACAGTCCGCTGAGACATCAGACAGTCCGTCACGCCTCATTGAGCTTCAGGAAGAACTCAATGAAATAAGAGAGTCTTCACGGAAAGCTCAACTTGACCTTGAGCGCACTCAAGCAATCCTTAAAGAGCGCACAGCCACGTTTGCCAAGGTCACTCGAGAACGTGACACGCAGCAGGCCCTCGCCAAAAGTCGACTTGAAGAAGTCGAGCGGACCCATGCTCAGTACCGGGAGGCATTAGTTGAGGCCAAGAATGAGCGAGAGGAAAGTCGGGCCCTCCTGGCAAAAGCATCAAAAGGTTTTGACCCTGATCGGGCCCAAGAACTCCTAAAGAGTGTTGAGTCTTCTACCAACAGGATTAAAGATCTGCAGCGAGATCTCGAATTGATAAATGCTGATAAAAAGGCACTCAATGCGAGTTTCCAGGAAGCTAATGCTCAGTTGGCAGCTCTTTCTAGTGAGCGGGCAGTGTTGCAAAACCGGATTAATGAGTTGATGACCACCAAGAATTTGGCATCATCTGACATAGTGCCAGAAATCACAGTCGCTCGACCAGAACTCAATTCTAAAATTCTCCAGAAAATGATCGGGGAACGCGGCATCAATTGGCTCCACAAAGCAGAACAGCAAATGGTGGACGACTACCGCAATCGTGTTTACAATTTGCGGTTAGCCACCAAGTATGCGAATTCTCCCAATGTGAAGTCCATTTCTGAACTCCTACAAATAGTGCTAAATTGGTGCAAGAATAAGACATGGAAGGCCCGCAAAATCATTGCCAGTTGGGTCGACATGATAGAGGCCCACATCAGGGCTGGTGCCGTCCGTTCAGTCAAATATTATCATGATGAACTACGCAGGATCACAGATGAATTTGATGAGCAGAGGGCCAATCACAATGTGGAGCCCGGGCAAAAGTTGCGTTGGTGGGAGGACGCTTACTTTTACGGTAAGGTCTTCTATGGACGAGCCAGACGTTCTGCCAGGAAAACAACATCTTGGTTTTCCCGCACCCTAAAGAAGGTTGGCGGTTTTTTCTCTAAGTTGTTTGGTTTCCGGGAGAGTGTCAGGTTAGAACCTGAAGATTTTGACGCAGATGAACTTCTTAAAAAGGAAGGTCCCAGCGCCTGGGAGAAGGGCAAAATGAGGGCTGGAACAGCTCCACCCCCTCCTCCCCCACCTGGCCCCAGCCGGAAAGTCAATGCAATGGCCGCGAGGCTAGCAGGACTAATGGGTGGGCAAAAGTGAAGATGTGATTGACATTCTTCGCTCTTCTAGACCCTAAATTCAGATGGGCTAGAAGTAAAAAAAAAAAAAAAAAAAAA